TTGTAAATTCAATATACGATTAAATTATGGCTTGGTACGATATATTTAGACAAAGTGAAAAACAAAATATTGAAGTCGTGGAAGGCTATCAAAGTTTTAGCACACCTTTTTATAAGATTGGTGGTGCAAATCTCGCATTACCTTATGTAAATGGACGCTATCAAGTTGCGGGGTACATTCCATTTGGTCAAGATAATCTTTACCCCGAAACATTAAACCAAATGTACTACTCGTCCCCGTTACACGGAGCGATAGTTGACTATAAAGTGAATGCGGTTATCGGTGGTGGATTTACGATTCAAACGGAAAAGCTAACTAACGAAGAAAAATTAGAGCTCTACGCATTCGAGAAAAAGATAAAACTAAAAAAGAATTCGCACATCGTTACGAAGCAGTTAGTAATTCATAATAGAGTTTACTTTAAATTGTGCTTTTCAGAACGTGGAAAACTTACAAAAGTAGAAAACCTATCACCCGAGAAATTAAGACGTTCTAAAGACGGGAAAACCTACTTTATATGCGAAGATTGGGCATCGAGAATAGATGTATTTGAAATCACACCATATCACCCGCTTAGTAATGAGTATGAACAGCTTTATATATATGAATTGCCTTGCATTGGTCAAGATTACTACCCATTGCCGCAGTACAGCTCGGCACTTAATTTTGCGTTTTTGAGTGGCGAGTTGTCGTACTTAGCAAAATCAAACATTCAGAACGCTGTTTTCCCTTCATTTGCTATGATGTTCCCTAAGCGTCCACAAAGCGAAGAAGAAAAGAATGTATTAAGACGAACTATCGACAAGTTAAAAGGAGCGGAAAACGCAGGAAAAGCAGTTGCATTCTTTGCTAATTCAGCTGAACAAATGCCAAAGATTGAAAGTTTACCTACTAACTCAAACGATAAGTTATTCCAAGAAGCTTCAGCACTAAACACGGAACAAATATGTTTTTCACATACGATTGATCCTATATTAATGGGTGTTCGCACTACGGGTTCGCTTGGTGGGGGTGCGGATATCAAACAAGCTTATGTAATATTTGAAAAGAACGTAGTAAAACCATTACGTGAAATCGTACAGGATATCTTTAATGAATTACTACATATCGCTAAAGTAAAAGGTGAGTTAGTTATTAATAACTTTCAAATCATTAACGAAACGATTGTCGAAGTTGACGAAGAAGCATCTGCATTAGCTACGCGTTTAAGTTCATTAAACCCCGAATTATTGAATAAGGTTTTAGAAAATATGACACCCGATGAAATTCGTTCTTTAGCGTCTTTAAAACCTATTGTTAAACCCGAAACTCCTGTAGTATAATGCTTTATTTTATAACTGAAAACTACCTAAAGACGAACACACCTATAACGGCAAATGTGGACGTTACGGACGTTACTCCATACATAGCGACACAAGCACAATTACGAGTGATGCCAATTTTAGGGACTTACTTCTTTAATTATATGCTTGATGTTTATAACCAACAAACGGCTACAAATGACGAAGAAACGTTAATCAAATTCATTCAACCGATTGTAGCCTGGCGAAGTGCTGAAGATGCTGTATTCGGTTTAACATACCAACTTAAAAACAAAGGTCTTCAAACACAAAATGGGGATTTTTCAAGTTCAGTAAGTCAGCGTGAAGTAGCATTCGGGATGGAACACTACGCACAAAAGGCTTCATTCTTCGAACAACGATTAATTAGATGGTTAATTAAAAACAAAAATCTTTTTCCCGAATTTATATCTGAAGAAAACAGGGATACGGATTTAAGACCAATGATAGACTGCCACGGATGTTCGGGATGCTGTCACGGAACTTGCCATTATGAAAACGGAAACGGATATAATAACCAAATTTTAATCTTATGAATTTAATACAAGATTGGGCGAATAATGTAGGAGCAACACAACCTGTAAATGGTTCTTGGATTAACGCAATAGCAGAAAGATATAGAGTAATTCAAACAAACGATAATATTTTATTAGACATCGCAATTAAATTACGTGCGCAAAATACAAACGGCAATCTTTATCAATCCATTGCGATTATACTATCAAACAATCAAGGTATTAAACCATTAAACGAAAGTTGGTTAGCACGAATTGTAGAATTAACAGAACCAAAATAAAATGATTGATTTAAATAAAGTTTTTGAAATTATAAAAAAGCAAGGTGCTACGGGAGTTCTTGCGATGTGGTTATGGTATACGCATTCAGACGTTCAAGATTTAAAACACCGCTTATATGATTGTTATGGTAAAAGTAAAAACGTGGCTACAAAGCCAATTAATGACACTACTAATTTTGCTATTGTACCGAAAGACGAATTAATAGAAATTGAATGAACTACGATTGGTTAAAAGAAGAAAAAGCACCCCGTGTTTTAGTTCAAGCTGTTAAACAACTTGGGGTAACTGAGATTGTAGGCAAAGAACACAATCCTGTTATCTTATCTTGGGCGCGTGAGTTAAAATTAGCAAGCGTTTATAATTCAGATGAGATTCCGTGGTGTGGTCTATTCGTAGCTTATTGCTGTAAAATGGCAGGATTAGACGTAGTAGACAAACCATTGTGGGCGTTATCGTGGGCAACGTGGGGAAACCCGGCAACCGAACCAATGTTAGGCGATATATTGACATTTAAAAGAACGGGTGGCGGACACGTAGGTATTTACGTAGGTGAAGACTTAACACACTACCACGTTTTAGGCGGTAACCAAGGTAATTCAGTAAGTGTTTCAAGAATCGCTAAAAGTAGACTACACAAAGCAAGAAGGACGGCTTGGAAAGTTGCACAACCTACAAGCGTAAGAAAGATTAAATTAGCACCCAAAGGAGTAATAACAACAAACGAACAATAAAATGGCAAAGAAAAAAAAGGTAGATGTAGAAATCCAGGTGAATGACGCATCGTTAGAGATTAAAAGAGATGAAACAATTAGCGAAGTGAAATTAGATACTAAGAACTTAGATATCGAAGTTACAAAAACGGATGACCAAGTCAAGGTGAAAGTTGATGCAGAGAAGCCGTTATTGAATTTTGTTGGAAAAGTTTTAGGTAGATATATAACTAAGAAATTAAAATAGTATATTTGTACCATTCTTCATAATTGAATAGGTTAATTGTTAACGAGAACCCTTACTTCGGTAGGGGTTTTTTAGTTTTAGAAAAAATATTTTGTTAAAATTGTAACTATATTAAAAAGTATAGTATATTTGTCAAAACAATTAAACAATTAACTATGAAAAATTACTTTTACGACTTGTTAGACCAAGTTACACCTGCAAACGAAGAACATAAAGAGTTTTTAAGGGTCGTTACGTTCGGTTTAACGCTATTTATTGGCACGTTTGGTGCTTTGCTATCACTTTTTATTTTAATACGATGAGAAAGCCTAAAAAAGCGAATCCGACTTTGATTGAAATAATTGATTATTGGTTGGAGCAAAAGAAAAACAATACCGGGCGAATGGATATTCAGCATTATATGAAGGTTTGTCACGCAAAAGCACGGACATTAAGGTGGAATGATAACGATAAAACTTGGAGTTATGTTGGTGATAAATAGGGATGGTTACGATTTGTTAATGAATGTAGATGCGTGTTCCATTTTTACCTATTATGGAGTTGAAGAAATGCACGGATTAAATTTAACTGATTGTAGAAAGCACCCAAACACGAATGAAGGTAGTTATATTTGCGGATGGGCGAATCATATCCCGCACGAAGGTGAATATAAATTAACGGATAGAATGTTTTGCTTTATTAATTTGAATAGGTGTAACAGCGAATTGGATTTGATATGTAATTTGTTTCACGAATTAATGCACGTTTCTTTTAATAGGTATGATGAGGATATTGAACTTGAAGAAGAAATGATAACTTGGGCGGAACAAGAAACACGAGAAATTTACGAACTTACAAAGTATTTAATATGAAATATAGGTGGATTAGAAAAATAGTTCAGACGTACAAGGATAGTACTTACGTTAATTACATTGTAAGTATTAACGATAAATATCTTTATAGTTCATCCGTGTTAGAGTATTGCGAAGAATACGTTTTGAAGTACGCACAAAAACACGGAATCAAAGAAGAAGATATATTAAGAACAGGAAAACATAAAAGAATAAAATTATGAAAACAGCAGTAGAATGGTTAGGAAAAGAATTAGAATCATATGGAGACCCACAATTTTGTAAAATAGAATGGGAACAATTAGATTCACTAATACAACAAGCCAAAGAAATGGAAAAAGAGCAGGTAATTAAGGCTTACGATAGTGGATATAATGAATTTGATATATATCGAAATGGTCAAAATTACTACAACGAAACCTTTAAATCAGAATAGAATGAAAGCAAAAGAAGTTACAGCAGTATTCGAATGGACGAATGAAGCAGTTTTGTTAGAGCAAATAGAACGTTTAAAAGAATTACTTTTACAAGGTAAGGAATATCACGAAGATGTTTATAACAAAATGAATCTTCAGTTTATGCAGAAATACGAACGGACTCGAAGTTTTAAAGTAATTAACCATAATGAAGTAATAGTAAAATCTAAAGTATGACACCAAAAGAAAAAGCAATTAGCTTAGTAGATAGCTATCGAAACATTTTAATGAATGAAGATACTGAATGCGGTAATGAGATACTATGTACTGTGATAGCTAAACAATGCGCATTGATTGCAGTTGATGAAGTTTTAAACCTTTGTTGGGGAAATAATCAAGTAGGTATTAATCATTGGAATGAAGTAAAACACGAAATTGAAAAGTTATGAGAAATTACTTAGGATGCTTATTTTATTTTTTTGTAGGTGGTTTATTTTGGTACATCGTTATTCACTTTATAATTAAGTTTTGGTAATGAATGTTTTTATACTTTACAATGCAAAGCAAAAGATTGACTATCGAAAGTTAAGGCGATGGAATGTAAAAGTTAATATCAGTAATAATTTTTATAAGAATTTTGAGTTTGATTAAAAGATAATTAGTATATTTGTCTTCGAGTTCATCCTACATTATAAACTCGTAAAGGTATTATTGACCCTTTGAATGAATGTGAGGTAGGATGCGCAGGATTTCAAGGGGTTTTTTTTATTTATTTAAATTTTATATTATGAGAATTTATCATCCTTATTGGAGGTGGGAAGATTTTAAAGCTGGTTTTTATAATAATTGCAGTGGAGAAGAAAAAAAAATATTAATTACTAAAGGAATTGAAATGTTTAATTCAGAAAAATTAACTTTAGAAAATATGTATAGAGCAATAAATGAGTGGAAATATTCTTGTGAACATAATTTTACAAATCCTTCTTTAAATAAAATAGCGTATTTAGGTCAAGGTGCTTGTTGTCTTTACGCAAATATTCCTTCAATAGTAACAATGGAGATTTGGAATATGTTAGAAAAAAATGTTCAGGATAGAGCAAATAGTAATGCTGAAAAAGTTTTAAATCATTGGATTATTAACAATAAAAGAATACAATTATGCCTAAATTTAGATTAAATATAAATGTTTTTGAAGCCGCAAAAGAAAGAATTGAATATACATTTAACAATTTTGAAAAAGTATATTTATCATTTAGTGCAGGTAAAGATTCAACCGTTATGCTTCATTTAGTAATGGATGAATGTAAAAAAAGAAAGATTAAAATAGGCTTGTTAATAGTTGATTTAGAAGGTCAATATAAATTAACAATTGAACATATTGAAAAATGCATAGAGGAATATAAGGAATTTGTAGATGTATATTGGGTTTGTTTACCTATTCATTTAAGAAATGCAGTTTCTGTTTATGAACCATTTTGGAAATGCTGGGACTCCGAGCAACAAGAAAATTGGATTAGAACCCCAAATAAAATATCAATAACGGATTTGAATTATTTTAATTTCTTTAGAGACGGGATGGAATTTGAAGAATTTGTACCTGAATTTGGAGAATGGTATTCACAAGGTAAAACTACAGCTTGTTTAGTCGGTATACGTTCAGATGAATCATTAAATAGATATAGAACCATTTCATCAAATATAAAAGAAACATTTGACAATAAATGCTATACTACAAAAGTGACTAATAATGTTTATAATTTATATCCAATTTATGATTGGACAACAGAAGATATTTGGATTTATCACGCTAAGAATCAAAATAAAAGATATAATCAGTTATATGAATTAATGTTTAAGGCTGGTTTATCTATTCATCAACAAAGAATTTGCCAACCATATGGAGATGACCAAAGAAGAGGCTTATGGTTATTTCATTTAATAGAACCTGAAACGTGGGCAAAAGTTGTTACAAGAGTTAATGGAGCAAATTCAGGAGCATTATATATAAATGAAAGTGGCTCTATAACTGGTTATAATAAAATAACAAAACCAAATAACCATACTTGGGAATCATTTGCTATGTTATTTCTAAATAGTATACCTGAAAAGACTAAAGAGCATTATATGAATAAAATATTTACGTTTATAAAATGGTGGAAAGAAAGAGGTTATGATAATGGTATCCCTGATGAAGCGCCATATTTATTAGAGTCGCAAAAATTAGCACCAAGTTGGAGAAGGGTTTGTAAATCTTTATTAAGAAATGATTTTTGGTGTAAAGGTCTTGGTTTTACTCAACATAAAACAGAAGCATATCAAAAATATTTGGAATTAAAAAAACGCCAAAGAATAGAAAATAAATTTTTAAATTAATAATTATGAAAACAAAAATCAATGAATTAATTAATGAGTTATCTAATATGGATTTAGATAATAAAGTATATGCTATAAATGAAATTAAATTAGCTTTACACGAAATATCACCATTTAAATCTGAACCAGTAGATTGTGTTTTATGGGTTAAAAATGAAACTGTTTACGCTAATGATTATAACCCGAATTCAGTTGCACCACCTGAAATGGAATTATTAAGGCTTTCAATTTCAAATGATGGATATACACAGCCTATTGTTTCTATGGACAATAATGATGGGACAAGGGAAGTTATAGACGGGTTTCATAGAAATAGAGTAGGTAAAGAATGTAAAGATATTCAAAGCAGGGTTTTTGGATATTTACCTGTAGTTACTATTAGAGAATCTCAAAAAGGACAAAATGATAGAGTCGCTTCAACAATTCGTCACAATAGAGCAAGAGGTAAACATAAAGTAGAATCAATGTCTGATATTGTAGTTGATTTAAAAAGAAGAAATTGGTCTGATGAAAAAATTTGTAAAGAACTTGGAATGGATAGGGATGAAGTTTTAAGATTAACACAAATAAGCGGTTTAATTGAAATGTTTTCAGATAAGGAATTTTCAATGGCTTGGGAACCTGAACGTGAAAATGACGAAAATATTATAAATTAATTTTTATATATTTGTAAAATAGTTCGCTCTCACAAAATAGAACTAAAAGTATTATGAACCCTGTTAATGAAGTAGAAGTGAGAGCCTACGGATTTAATGGGGTTTTTTATTACTTAAAATTTTTATATGAAACGTGATTCAATGATTTTTTACCGCAGCTTTTATGAAAGTGTTACGGGCTTGTCTCCAATGATTAAAGCAGAACTTTACGATGCAATTTTTGAGTATGGTTTAAACTTTCAGGAAATAGAATTTACTAACGACATAAGTAAAGCATTATTTACTTTGATTAAACCGCAACTTGACGCAAATATTAAGCGTTTTGAGAATGGTAAAAAACCAAAAACAAAACAAAGTGAAAGCAAAACGGAAGCAAAACATAAGCAAAATGAAAGCAAAGTAGAAGCTAATAACAATGTTAATGTTAATGTAAATGAGAATAAGAATATAGAAGAGCGCAAATTGAAATTTGCTGACGCGCTTAAACCTTTTTTAGATGAGTATGGTAGGGAATTACTAAACGACTTTTATTTCTATTGGACGGAACACGGAGAAAATGATAAAAAACTTAGATTTGAAAAAGAAAAAACATTTGGTATATCTCAAAGGTTAAGAACTTGGTTTAGTAGAAATCCTAAACAATATCAAAAAGAAGAAACCGACCATTTAGTAGAATATGTTAACAAACAACTTGGATTATGATAGGCGATTCAGCACAATACCTACTTGACTATAAACACGGAAAAATAAAAAAGGGTTACGGCATTAACTGCGACTTGGATAATCATCTTCGTTTTAAACGTAAACAACTGAATATTATTCTTGGACACGATAACGTTGGTAAGACCTATTGGATAAATTGGTACTTTCTAACATTAGCAGTAAAACACGAACTGCGTTTTTGTATTTGGAGCGGTGAGAATCAGAAAGGTCAAATCTTAAGGGATATGATACAAATGTACTTAGGTCAAAAGTTCACCGAAATAGAAGATTCAAAGATATTAAGCACGGCAACTTTTCTTGAGCAGTATTTTGATTTTATACCAAATGATAAACTTTATACACCTTCGGATATTTTAAAGCTGTTTAAAGAAAGCGAATGCGATGCCGGGTTAATTGACCCTTTTACAGGTCTTGACCGACCTATGACATTCGAAGGAAACTATCAATTTTTAAATCAGGCACGGCAGTTTGTCAATGAATCAGGAATGTCAATATACATAAACACGCATCCAAACAGCGAAAGTGGTAGAAGCGGTAATTTATATTCAGATGGACATATGTGGAAAGGACACCTTAAGCCACCATTAAAAGACCACGTTGAAGGCGGTAAGGCATTTTTAAATAGATGCGACGATATGTTTGTAATTCATAGATTAATAAAACACGAAACAATGAAGTATTACACTATGGTAAACGTAGAAAAAATTAAGGATATGGACACGGGCGGAATGCATACGAGATTAGATGAACCTGTACTTTGTGAATTTAACAATGGTTTAGGATTCAAGATTAATTCAGTTGACCCATTACGTAAACACGAACCAACAAAACCTAAACAACTACCTTTAATTGAACCCGATTTAGTTAACGGAAAAGAATTACTTTCGTTTAGCGAAAAGATGAAACAAAGTAAAGGCGATGTTCCATTTTGATTATTATAACAAGCAAAAACACGAATAAATGGACGAATTGACTATTATAAAAGGCAAAGTGTTATTAGACACTACATATTTAAAGATTAAAATAAGCCTTGAAGAAATCAAACAAAAACACGAACACAGAACCGATTTAATTAACTCAATGGAACGCAGTTTAGCAGACCTTCAAGAAGTAAAAATAAGCTACGATGCTATGGAAAAGGAACTAAGAACAGCACTACAACAAAATTTTAGACTTGAAAAGCTATTAATGGAGGAGAAGTTTAAGAATAAGGATTTAGAAATACAATTAAAAACTAAAAATTATGAAATATGACACGAGAAGAAAGATGTAAATTAGCTATTGAAAGAGGATTTACTTATGATAGTGAAACAGGAAAAATATTATATAATGGTAAAAATGATTATAAATATAGTCATAATGGTTATTTAAAATTATATTTATATAAAGACAGAAAAAAATATGAATTAAGAGCTCATCAATTTGCTTGGTATTGTGTTTATAAAGAATGTGTAGAAGAAATAGACCATATCAATGGAATACGAGATGATAACAGAATTTGTAATTTAAGAAGCGTTACGCGTCAACAAAACCAATGGAATCGAACAACAGCAAAAGGTTATTATAAATATTTATATAAAAATTCAGTTTATTATATAGCTCAAATTTATATTAATACAAAGCGAATTAATTTAGGTTGTTACAATACCGAACAAGAAGCAAGAAACGCATATTTACAAGCCAAAGAAATATACCACGTAATATGAGATGCCGTAATTGCAAAGAGAAGTTTGAGCCTATCCGCTTCAATCAAAAGTATTGTTTAGAACCTGAATGCGTCCGTGTTTGGGTAGAATCCGAAAAGGCAAAGACTTGGAAAAAGACGAAAGCTAAAATGAAGAACGATTTAGAGACTGTTCAGGAACTAATTAAAGCTACTCAAATTATTTTTAATAAATATATCAGATTACGAGATAAAGGACAAATTTGTATAAGCTGCCAAAAGAAACCATTAAAAGAAAACGCAGGACATTACTTCAATGCTAATAACCATTGGAACGTTCGATTTAATGAATTAAATGTACATCTTCAATGCGAACATTGTAACACCTATCTTTCAGGTAATCTAATCGAATATCGCAAAGGATTAATTAACAAGATAGGAGAAGAACAATTAACACTTTTGGAACTGGAAGGTCATAAAACACGGAAGTTTACAAAAGACGAACTCAAAGAATTAATTAACATCTATAAATTAAAGATTAAACAATTAGAGCTATATTAAAAAGAATAACTATATTTGTCAAACAATTAAAACTTAAATTATGAAAAAGTATTACTGGACTATGAAGAATGGTCAAAAAATCGACATTGATTTAATGGATGAAAACCATTTAAGAAACACGCTAAAAATGATTATGCGTAACATTGAAAACGCTGAAGCTAAAGAACGTGAAATTAGAAAAACACGATTTAAACTTAATGGAGATATAGCACAAGACCATTTCGACCAAATGACCTTATCCGAGTATGAAGATGTAATGCGTTACGGATTTTAAACTTAAATTATGAGCGTAACTAATTTTGAAGAGTTCACACACGAACTTACAAGCGAAGAAATGGAGATTTTACCCGTAGTAGTTCACGGATTTCGAAGCTACAAAAAGGAAAACCCAATTAAGTCGGAGTTAATAGTAACCCGAATGAACGAATACCTAAACACGAAAGGTTATAAAATTAAAATGAATGGTCCGAGATTACGTAAAATGGTTAACTACATACGTACAAACGGCATTATTCCTTTAATAGCCACGTCAAACGGGTATTTTACAAGTGATTGTAAGCTAACTATCAAAGAGCAAATAAAAAGCCTTCAAGAACGAGCAAACAGCATTGAACGTTGTGCTGCTGGATTAAGAAAATTTTTATAACGGCTGACGCTATACGAAGGCAGGGGTTAAGATGCACTCCCTTTCAGCCTACCACAAATGATAAATAGATGCACACCGCTTGTATTAGCAGTAAAGCCCCTGCTTTTGTATAGCGTATGTTATAGGGCGTTTATTCTTAAAATAATGACAGAATCAGACAGAAAGTATTACGAAGCAAGAGAACGTGAAGATGCTAAAAGGGCAAAAGCATTATCAAAAGCCGCTTATCGTGGCGAAAAATCAGTTGAATGGCACAAGACTAATCAACTTACGGCAGCAACTTTGCCCGACTTCAAAAAGGCAATGAAACAAGCTGACAAGGAATGGGATTCTTTAAATGCCCTATAACGTTTTGCAGCCTTACGCTGTTGGCGATTTAGAAACTAAAATTATCAATTAAAACAGAATTATATTATGAAAACAAAATTATTAACTAAGCAGAAAGTAGCCAATAGCGTTAAGGGTGTTGTTAGCGGTTCGTTGCATCAGATGAGAGCAATAAACACATATAAAGAAATGAAGGAAGAGTTGGCTAAATTCAAGCAAGATGTTTCATTTAGAGAATACATAGGTTTTGAAATTGCTATGCAGATATTTTACAATCGTTATGAAAAGTGGTTAGGCAATTACCGCTAACATAAAGCTAAATGACGTTTCAATGTCTTTTAGCAACTGTTATAAATTAATTTACATATTTTTTTATTCTTTAGTATTATATTAGAAAATATAGTTATATTTGTCAAACAATTAAATTCAAATTATGAAAACACTTAGTAAAATTCAGGCAGAATTAAAATGTCCAAAGGGAAGTTTAAACAAGTTCGGAAACTATAAGTATCGAAGTGCTGAACAAATATTGGAATCAGTTAAACCATTGCTACAAAAATACGGAGCAGTTTTAAGGCTTACCGACGATATTGTTCAAGTAGGAAACAAGCTATTTTTAAAAGCAAGTGCAACAATTAGTTTAGATAACGATTGTTTATCAGTAAATGGCTTTGCTGAACTTGGAGAACACAAAGGAATGTCAAGCGAACAATGTACTGGCACGGCTTCAAGTTACGCCCGTAAATACGCTTTAAATGGTTTGTTCTTAATTGATGAAACGGAAAGCGACCCCGATTCAAAGGATAACACAAAGACGGAACCTAAGAAATTTACTGAAAGATTAGAAGAAGAAAAAAGCAAACAGAAACCTAAAATTGAGGGTGAACGCTTTTTAAAAGCTATTGAAGCAATTAGAGCAGGAGAATTTACTGCCGAAGAACTACAAGCGAAGTTCGATTTAAACGAAGTACAAAAGAAATCATTGTTGTTAGTATGAGAATCCGAGCTTCACAATTAGGAAAAATTATGACAAGCTCCAAGACAAAAGGAGAAACATTGTCAAAGACTTGCAAAACTTACTTACAGGAATTAGCAATTGAAAACACGTACGGAATCCGTAAGGAATTTTGGAGTAGATACACGGACAAGGGTAACGAATGCGAAAACGAAGCTATTGAACTTGTTAACGATGTTTTGAATTTAGGGTTTATTTACAAGAATGAAGAAAACCTAACCAACGATTATTTAACTGGAACACCCGATGTAAACACGAATGAGATATTACTCGATGTAAAAACAAGTTGGGACGCAACAACTTTCCCTTTCTTTGAAGATGAAATTCCAAACAAAGATTACTACTATCAACTACAAGGGTATATGTGGCTTACAGGTAAAGACGAAGCATTATTATGTTATTGCCTTGTTAATACACCTTTTCAGATAGTAGAAGACGAAGTTAGGCGTGAACATTGGAAACAAGGTTTAATAGACGAAAATTTGGATGTAAGAGATTTTGTCCAGTCGAAACATAACTTTGACCATATACCAAAAGAAAAGCGAGTGAAGGTCTTTAAAATAGCAAAAGACGAAAGCGTAATAGAACAAATTAAAGAACGAATAGAATTAGCAAGAGAGTATTATAACAATTTAATAAATGAATTATGAGAAAAACATATGTAAGACAAAATAGTATTAATAGATATTATAAGTTACTAAATGAAGTAAAAGATAGAATAGATAAAAATAGCGTTACATCTTTGCATGATTTACTTAGAAAACACAATGTGTCAAATGATTGGAATACGTTTTTAAAATTACATAATATTGTTTATAAGAATCAACATGGGTTTTTTGAATGGAACAAAAGTATTGTAGTTAGCATTAAATTAGTTCAAAAATACAGAGCGTATAAAAGTGAATTAAATAAAAAATATAGAGTAAATAATAATCAATCTGAAATTAAATTTGATATGCCACAAACACCACTGCCACCGAAACCAAAAACACGAACAAAACCTTATAAGGATAAGATGAAAGAAAAAGTAAATAATGCAAAACAATTAAAAACACCTATTCAACAAAATGAGTATGGAGTTATTCGTAAATTTTTAAAATGGTTATGGTAATGAAAAATGAAGATTTAAAAGTAATGGGTTACTACAAAAACACGACCCGAGAGCAAGTAGTACAAATCAAAGACTTTAAAAAAGATAAAGTTTGGTATGAAACAATAAGACAACACGAAACAAACCCTATAACGGAGTTCTGCTGTTCGGTTGAAAGATTTAAAAGGTTATATATTAAAACAAAGTAAAAATGGAAAATTTAGCTAAAGTTTTGTTAGTTCCTATGAACTACGATGAAAGAAGAGAAAGAGTTGTTGAAGCAATTATAACGTATTTAAATTACGATGCTGTTTCAGATGAAAGGTGGCATAGCCCATTTGATGACGAAGATAGACAAGCGAGAGTTCGTAAAGATGCGGAAAGAATAGCAGATATAACATTAGAGTATTATAAATTAGAATTAAATTAAAATGGAAAAAAGAGAAAACAGCGGAGCGTTATTTACTAACGACAAAAGAGAAAAAGAAACGCATCCCCATTACAACGGGAAAGCTACAATTAACGGGGTTGATTATTACGTTAGCAGTTGGATTAAGGAAGGTAAAAACGGAAAGTTTCAAAGTTTAAGTTTTAAACCCGTTCAGGAACAAGCAAAGCCAACAGGAAGACCAAGTTATAACAACAAAGGTTTTGACGATTTTTTAGGTAACTTATGAGAGAGCAAGCAAAGGTTTTAAGCGAAGCGAATGAAGTTACTCGGTCAATGGTTCGTTTTTACCTACAAAAACACGAAATCAGCTTAAACGCTTTTTCAAAAGAAGTAGGTATAAGACAACCTAATCTTCATAAGTTTTTAAATGGAAGTAACCTATCGAGTAAGTCAATAGAACGACTTGGGGAGTTCTTCAGCAAGTAAATTTTAAGGCGGAACGTAAAAAATTCCGCTTTTTTTTATTTTGTATTATATTAATTAATATATTTGTACACGTTAAACAATTAAAAATTTAAAATTATGAGAAGTTTATTTATGAATTGCCCTGAATGCGATGGTGATGGTTATGTAACAATCGATTTGAACGATACGCATATACCTTACGAACAAAACCCTGTTGATTTTACTTGTATGTCGTGCGATGGTAAAGGATTAGCGTTAGATAAAGACGAAATAGAAGACCGTATGGGAATAATAGAAGATATGATACAAGGGATGCAAACACGAATGCGATTACATTCAGATATGATAATGACTTGTAAGAAAGGTTTGTTACACGAATTGAGCGAAAAATACGTTTATAAATTAGACACTTGTTCCCGTGCTTTAGGACGTTTGTTGAACTATAAAAATAAATTGCATAAATTAGCCGAAAATTAGGCTATGAATTTAATACTGATTGTAGCAGTTGCTTGGTGGTTTGTTAACTTCGAACCCCTGCAGCTGCTTTTTGATTTTATATTTACTCAAATTCCTGTAACTCATTTATCTAACTATATTCATTCGTCTTTAGGGTGTTGGAAGTGTTGGAGTTTTTGGTCGGCATTGGTTTACACGGGTAGCTTTGAATTAGCTTGTTTAGGTGCGTTAATTGCTTTTACTATTGATATATGTTTGAACAAATTGAACTTGAAGTAATAAACGAAATAAACGCTTCGCAGGACGTAATTAAATATTCAAAAGTTAGTCTGAATAAGTTAAAGAAGATTAAAGAACTAAAAACGGGGAAAAAGGATGGAGAGTGTTTTTGCTCCAACGTTAGAAGGCGGGTATGGTTTAAGGATTTTATGCAATGGGTTGAAAACAATTCTTGACACATACATAAACACGAACTACTCCGAGATTAGAAAATACACTAATTATTTTTTGGTGCGAATGAATAGCACTATAACTGCCGATGTCGTAATCAATAACGCATATCTTTATTTAGTAGAACTAAATCCCGAGTTAAACACGGAAAACGAAGTTAAAAGCTATCTACTAAACACAATCAAAAAACAAATATTGTGGAACACTTCACAATCGAATAAAGACGAATCAGTCACGGCTATGGAATACACGAATAACGAAACAAATGACGATAGCGATTTAATATATAAGATAGAGCAGGAACGCAAATATCAACTTCATAAATCCTGTATTGAGATTTATAGAAACACGATTGAAGATAGGATTAAGTTAATTATATTTGAAGCTTACTACGATAAGGGTTATACTACAGCACGGGCGATGGGTAAATACTTCAACCTTCCGTATGTAACCGCTCACTATTGGATAAGAGAAATAAAAGAAGATTTAAAACGAATAAAACTTGAAAATGAAAATTAAAGACGAATTTAAAGGTAAGGTAATAGTAAAATATGATTCAGTTCTTGGGGAAAGACGAATCGAAGTAGATAAGATAGATACAAAGCGATTTACTTACTATCAATCTATTGGTTTAGGTTACTTATTTGAACCTGAAGCGATCAATTATACAGGAATAGAACAAGAAGAAACTATTTCCGAAATGGAAAATGTTGAAAAACCTAAAAGACGAAGAAAAAAAAGTGAGTAACCTATATTTAACAAGTGATTACTATATCGTGTTTATGAACCCATCTAAACATAAAAGCGATTGGAATGCACTACGTTTAATTATGAAAGTAGCTGAAATCAATTATTGTATCTTTATAGACTACAAAATTTATTCATTAGAAATGCACGCAGTCTCAAAAGAAGATTTTAAAACCTATCAATATAACCCTAACTAAAACACGAATGAAACCTAAACTAATAGAAACACCTGAAAAGCTTTGGGATATGTTCAAAGAATACAAAGAATACATAATCACGAACCCAAGAACAATAGAAAAAGCATTACAAAGCGGTAAGATAGCAAAAGAAAGTCTAAGAGTACCTTTAACAATGGAAGGCTTTGAACTTTACTGCTTAGAAAATTACAGCGATTGTCATCACTATTTTGATAATACGGATGGTAGATATTCGGAATATGGGACTATCTGTTCACGCATAAAGAAAGCAATTAGAAACGACCAAATCGAAGGTGGAATGGTTGGTCAATACAATCCTTCAATCACGCAGCGTTTAAATAACCTAACTGAAAAGACTGACATCACAACTGACGGCAAAGGAATAAACGAAATAAAGGTCAATATTATAAAACCAAGTGACACAAACACGAACGAATTGTAAATGCATCTATAGGGTAAGTATAACCAAAATATGCAAATAGTGTGCAAATGGAGTTAAATAGTACAATTATATTCGAAAAGAACTTTAACGCACTTCAGGATAACGGGGTGCGTTTTGTCATTAACGAGGGTGGTTCACGTTCATCGAAGACTTATTCACTTTGTCAACTTCTAATCGTTTACGCTTTGCAGAATCCGAACAAGGTAGTTTCGATAATTAGAAAAACTTTTCCTGCTTTACGTGCCACGGTAATGCGTGACTTCTTCGAAATCTTAAAAGAACTAAACATCTATTCACAGGAACGCCATAACAAATCAGAACATATCTACACGTTTGATAATGGTTCGATAGTTGAATTCTTTTCGGTTGACGATGAACAAAAGATACGAGGGCGTAAACGTGATGTAGCTTGGTGCAATGAAGCAAATGAATTGTATTACGATGACTTCACCCAATTAAATATGCGAACCGAGTTTAAATTGATATTCGACTATAATCCTTCCGAAAGTTCAAGTTGGTTATATGAACTACCAAAAGACGAATCAACTTTAATTAAATCTACCTATCGTGACAATCCGTTTTTACCTGAAAGCATTAAGAAACAAATCGAGGATTTAAAACGTACGGATGAATCGCTTTATCAGATATACGCTTTAGGTGAAAAGGCGATAAGCAAATCTAACATATACTCGAATTGGAATTTCTTGAACCATCGCCCGGCAAGATTCGTTAATTATGTTTACGGCTTAGACTTCGGGTATAATCACCCTACTGCTTTGGTTCGGGTTTATTGGGTAGACAATGACATCTTCATCGAGAAAGTAATCTACGAAAGCTATTTAACTACTACGAATCTAATCGATAAGATGAATCAGTTAGGAGTAGAAAAACACGTTACAATCTTGGCAGATTACTCACGACCCGAAATAATAGCTGAAATGAATAATGCGGGGTTTGACGTACAAAACGCAAACAAGGTGGTGAAGAAGGGGATTGATAACATTAAAACGTTCGGGGTATATTGTGAGGATTCAAAAGAAATCAAAAAGGAATACGATAACTACAAATGGAAAAAGGTAGGTGACATAATCACGGATGAACCTATCAAATTATTTGACGATGCTATGGATGCTATTCGTTATGCAGTTACTCATATTAGGCAGGAATATTACACGGACGATTCTTATTTCGCCTTCTAAACATAAACACGAAAAAACTTAATATTGTTATGGCATATCGAGAAAGACAAAAGATTAGTCAAATGACCCCGAAGGGTGCTAACTTAGCTTCTACGGATTTAATAGAGATTAGTGAATTAGTAAGCGGAACGTATCAAACGAAATCAATAACGGGTCAAGAAATAATTGATGCTGCGAGCGGTGCAGGTGGAACGGTAACAAGCGTAGGTTTAACTATGCCTTCAGCATTTTCAGTTAGTGGAAGTCCTGTAACAACTTCAGGAACATTAGCAGTTACAGGCGCAGGGGTGGTAAGTCAATATGTTCGTGGTGATGGTTCATTAGCTAATTTCCCTTCCGTTTCGGGTGGTGGTGCTTCAACAAGTTACTATCTTAATGGCTCGGTAAATCAAGGAACAATAGGTGGTGTTACTTATTACGAAATGAATAAGACCCCGATATTAGGAGCGGGAACTGATTTCATTCGTACCAATGGAGCAGGTAATGGTTACATCGCTTCATTCTTAACGGATGCGAATGACCCAAATTTATTAAAGATACCGGGCGGAAATTGGAATTTAGAATTTTATTTTTCGGCTTCAAGTAGCGGAAGTACACCTTCGTTTTATGCAGAACTTTATAAATACAATGGAACTACATTTACGCTATTGGCTTCGAATTCAAGTAATCCCGAAATCATAACGGGTGGAACTTCAATCGATGCATATTTTACAACTTTAAGTGTTCCTGAAACTATTTTAGTAGCTACGGATAGATTAGCTATTCGAGTTTACGTAACTACGGCAGGACGAACAATAACATTACATACTGAAGATAATCACCTTTGCCAAGTCATTACGACATTCACAACGGGTTTAACTGCATTGAATGGTTTAACTGACCAAGTTCAAAACTTTGCTGTAGGTCAATCGGGTAGTGTTATAAATTGGTCTTCGGTTGGTTCTACTCATACGTTGAACGTTCCTGTAAAATACACAATAGAATTAATCGATGCGTTAACGACTGACTTTTATGCACCTTATAATTTGTCTATTGATTCGGTTACGAATATTTTAAACGCTCCGACTATTACGATTCAAGATGACGGGGTAGCTTATACACTTGGGAATACGATAGCTTCGGGAAGTAGGGTAACAATAACGGCTAATACGGCATCGGTAGTAACCTTGAATGTAACGAGATTATGATAAACGATATTTACATAAAAGCTAAAGCTACGGCAGTAAGTCGGTCAACTGCTCAATTATTAAAATCGGGTCAAACAACGTCTTATCGAACGGGTGATGATGGCGATATCGAAGCAGGTCGTTTAACGTCTTTTACTACGTTAGCTGAAAACAATCCATTCGGAAACACGAATCGTTTTACTTCAGAATTAGGAACACAAACCTACACAAACAATATCGTAATAGATTGGTCGACATACAACGGAACAAACGTGTTAGGTCTTTCACGAGCAGCAATTGCTACGGGTAATACTTGGAATCAAGCTATTGATAATTCACTTGCTTTTTCAGTTGGAACATTTACAAGTGGTTGGAGGTTAGTAAATATGAAAGAGCTATTTAACTTGCTTAATTTTGCTAATGATCAAAACAATTTGTTAAACTATTCTCCTTTAAATTTATCTTCATCGGGTAGGGTTTATTGGAGTTCAACAACAAATTTAGCAGCAACAACACAAGCGTATATTTTAAATAATATAGGGCTAATGAATGTAGCAGCTAAAACAACATCAGTAGCTTATACTTATTTCCCCGTTAGAACATTCACGGTAACAGGAACAACCTTAACATAAAATTATGGCAATATATAAATTCGAACAATTCAAAGTAGAAATAGTTAACCCGACTATTACAATCGACTTAAACACGATTCAAGATAAAGCAATCGATAAGCTTTTAAGTGTAGATATTTTATTGACTACGGATACTGCAACGTTTGGAGTAACGGCAAACGATATGCCTTATGAATATTCTTGGGATGATGATGACATTCCGACAATGGTAGATAAATGGATTGAACAATTCGAAGTATAATGGCACTAACTTTAATAGCACGTCCGCAAGATATTACCCCCGCTTATAATCCCGTTAAATGGATTATAGATTCTAACATAAAAAACTATGAAGGCTTTAGATATGTCTTCAAAGTTAAAGATGGGTCGAGTAACATAATTGCCGAATATAGACTTTTGCCGACATACGGAACGGGTTATGGTGAACAAGATTTATCTAAGTTGCTAAGTAATTATGTGACGTTTGATTTAGATACTACTTCAACAAGTTTTTACCCGGCAACGAATTCATATTACACGTATCGTTTAGAAACAGGAGAGGAATACACAACACAAGTAAATTATACAAGCACGTTAGTAGATAGTTCGGGTAACGTAAGAATAAACGTATCGAATAGCTTTGTAGCAGGCGACCAAATAAATATTATCCAAGATGATAACGGGGTAGCAAATCCATACTTAGAAGGTTTGTTCACGGTGCTAAGTGCAACGGGTTCTTATATTGTAGTAAATTCTTTGTGGTCACTTGTAACGGATGCAACGATAAACGGAACTATTACTTACGCAGACAATCGTAAAACATATGTCACGGGTTCTTTATACCAAGCTATCGTTTTTAACGGGGTGTTCAGATGGTTAGATTTTCCTGTTTATGATTATACGGATTTCAGTTTAACCGCAAACACGAAAAGACTTCTTACAAACCAACCTACAACGTTTTATAGTACGTTAGGTCAAGATATATATTTGAATGCGTTAAATCCTACGGGAACACCCGATTATTTAATTTTTGCCAATAGCAACGGGGAAGCATTTTACAAATCAATCACGGGAGCAGTTACGATAAATCAAATTCCTGTCGGGCCAAATAACTATGGTGTGTTAACTCCGATAGGTGCGTCAACTTTACCTTTAATAAAAACGGATACTATTTCATATTCTTTTTATTACTCAAACGATTTAGTAACATTCGCTCCATTAAGCACAAGATATAATATTCAATTAGATACACGGGTTCAAATATCTGAATATCATTGTTTGTTTTTAGATAGGTTAGGTTCGTTTAGTTCATTCGCTTTTCAGTTAAAGAATTACGAACGAGGCGAAGTTACACGGGATGAATATAACAAAGATGTTACAGGGTTCGTAAATACGAGTTTAACACCCGACCAATGGAGTTATTCAACTTTAGAAGATGGGTTTAAGACTTTCAATATAAACGTTAAAAAGACGATTGAATTAAATACGAATTGGATGACTGAAGAAATGAACCGATACTTCGAAGAATTGATAACATCGCCACAAGTTTATTTAAAGTTAGCATCTTACACGAACACGGAAAGTTGGTTATATCCCGAAGATGAAAGCGGATGCCCGTTAAGGATTCCTGAATCAACCGAATATCAACCCGTAATCGTCACAAACACCGGTTACGAAGTTTTCCAACAAAGAAACAAAAACTTAATTAAGCATTCTATAGTAGTTCGTTTAGCAAATCAAGATAACGTAAATGGTTAGGATACAAATTGAAACGGGTTATTTAGATGTCAAAGAAGGAACTAACCTACCTTTGAATTTTCAAGTAGGCGATATTCGTGATTTAACGCAACGTAAGGGAACTTTCTCGAAGTCTATAACACTAAGTGGTACGAAGAATAATAACCTACTTTTAAACAACTATTACGATGTCAATATAAGCGAGGGAACATTTAACATAAACACGTTAACAAGATGTTCTATTTTGCAGAATGGAATTCCTATCGTAACCGATGCGTTACTTCAGTTAGTTAATGTAAAGAAAGTTCAATTAACGGATGCATATGAACAAGGATTAGAATACGAAGTTTTGATTCGTGATTCACAAGCGGAATTCTACACGGCTATAACGAATTTAGAATTAACCGATTTAGACTTTAGCGATTTAGACCACACGTTTGATATTTCGGCTATTACGAATAGTTGGTCACATACACAAGCAGACCATTATAAATATGTGATGCCGTATAATGACACTCCGAATTATACGATTAATCAGTTCAAGCCTGCTATTTACGCTAAGTCTTATTTTGATAGGATATTTTCAAATAGTGGATTTACTTATTCGTGGTCAAGTTTAACGGCTGCACACTTCGATAAATTATTGATTCCTTATAATGGCGATGTAAATAACTTTGATTACACGGATTACAGGGTAACAGCGGACACTACTTTTACCACAACTTACACACAACCGAATATAGGTATAAATCAATCCTTTACTCAGAACGTTGCTACCTGGACGGAAACGCTTGACGCACAAAGTATTTTTAATCCTGCAACGGGTGAATATACTGCGCCATTTAACACGGACACGGCACAAGGTCAAACGTATAATTTTAGTTTCAATTATGCTTTTAATATCTTATTAGATAACTTAGAAGTAAACCCCGTTAGTTTAGCGATAGGAAGTTATAAATACAATTTAGTTTTTAAATTATTTATAAATGGAGTAGGAGTAAACTCGATAGGTAGTATTGATTCGGTAACTATTCCAAATGCAGCGGTTTACCCTGTAGGAACATCGACAATATTAAGCGCTTCAGGAACTACGACTTACCCAATTCCAATAAACATAAACACGGGTGATATAATAACGATTAATGTAGGAATTAATGTAGTTAATTTAAACGTAATCGCAGGGGTAACAATTCCATCTTTTTGGCAAAACACGGTAACTCTTGCAGATGCACAAGTTAACGTTCAAGCGGATTTAACTTCGTTAGGTGTAGATATTGTTCCAACAAATAACATTCAGATATTAACGGGTGTTCAAATCGTTAATCAATTCATCCCACAAAAGATTAAACAATCGGATTTCGTTAAGGCGATATTTCAAATGTATAATCTTTACGCATATCCAAACACGAACCAACCTAACGAACTTATATTAGTTCATCGGGATGAATGGTACGATTCGGGAGCGGAAAAAGATTGGTCGACAAAACTTGCGAAGAACATCGAACAAGAATTAATATTCTTACCCGATTTAAGCAAGAAGAAATTAAAGCTAACATATAAACCCGATACGGATTCACCGAACGTAGTTTACACACAAGCTACAGCGGAAACTTACGGACAAATCGAATATACTTTCGATAACGAATACGTTAAAGACACGGACACAAAAGAGCTTTTATTTTCCCCTACCCCTGTAGGAAAAACTTTGTTCGATGCGTATTTACCAATGATTAATGGAATAGCCGCAAACACGAACGTAAGAATACTATACGATGCAGGGTTACAAACGTGTCAAGCTTTTAACATTTATACGCAAGGAACTACAGGAACAACGGGATTAACAAGTTATCCGCAAACGGGTCACTTTAACGATGCGTTAACTCCAACGTTCGATATTAACTTCGGTGTTTGTGATTATTACTTTTATCAAACGAGCGTATTAACAAACAACAATCTTTACAACTTATATTGGCGAAGAACGGTTAATCAAATTAATGTCGGTAAAATGTTAATCGCTTCATTCCTATTAAACGAAGCAGATATACAAACGCTAAAATTAAACGACAAAATAAGAATAGATAATAGTTGGTGGAATATAAACAAGGTGATTGATTATAACGCTAACGATGAAGTTCTAACAAAAGTCGAATTAATAAGCGTAGATACTGAAATTAATTTAGTAAACTTTCCGATAGCTGCACCGATTTATGTTGGTGACCCTACTACGTCATTAGCTACAGGTGGAGTTATAAACTTCAACAACGTTTTATCAAATGTCAATTTAAGTTTCGGTAACTTTCAAATCTTTGGTAATGGGAATGTAGTTGCACCAGGTTTACGTGGAATGGTTATCGGTGATAACAATAGCGTAACCGAAGATGGATTAACTACAAATAATTTACGGGTAACTGAAACAATTAACGGGCGTTCGGTTAGTGAAATGTTACCTACCTATCAAAAGTATGTAGCATTAATAAGTCAAACAGGAACGGCAGACCCTACATTAGAGATTTTAGAAAACACGATAGGGGATATTGTTTGGACACGAACTTCAGCGGGTGATTATTTAGGAACGTTAATAGGTGCATTCCCACAATTAAAAACGTATATTGTATTCCAAAATTTTTATAGCGGAACGGGAAGTCATATTAGTTTTATGCTAAGAGCAAGTGACGATACAATTAACATAGTTACCAAAGATAACACGAACACATTTATAGATAATGTTTTAGATTACACAACAATAGAAATAAGAGTTTACCCATAACGATATGAATGAAATACAAGTTCCATTAAATATAACTGGCATAGGTGCAATTAAAAAAGAATTGCGTGATTTAAAAGGCGAATTAGCCAATGCCACCGATTCCGAATCAATTGCAAGATTATCACAAAGAGCAGGGGAATTAAAAGACCAATTAGCAGACGCAAACGAGCAAGTAAATATCTTTGCTTCGGGTTCTAAGTTCGAACAAGTCAGTAATGGATTAGGTTCTATTAAAAGTTCTATAATGTCATTAGACTTTGCCGAAGCAGGTGAAAAGGCTAAACTATTAACTACGGCATTAAAAGGAATTAACCCCGCTGATTTTGCCGCTCAATTCAAAGGATTCGGGCAAGTTGTTTTACAATTAGGGTCAGCGGTTGGGGTAGCTATGAAGCAGTTTATCGCTTTTGGTATTTCGTTACTTGCTAATCCTATCTTTTTATTAGTTGCAGTTATCACGGCTATCGTAGTAGCGATTCTTTTGTTACTTAATAAAATGGGAATTCTAAAAAAGATTATTGACTTTTTAATGAAACCTATTTACGATTTGATTCAAGGCTTTAAAGATTTAACGGATTGGTTAGGAATCACAAGTTTTGCCGCTGAAGAAAATGCCGAAAAGATGTTAGCAGCGAATGAACAAATAATGGAAAGTTCTAAAGCACGTCAAGAAACGATTGTCGGTAATTTCGATTATGAAATCCGAATGGCTAAAATATACGGGCAAGAAACTTTGGATTTAGAGTTAGCAAAAAGTAAAGCGATAGGTTCGGAAGCAAAGTCGAGATTAAGTGCAGCTGAAAAAGCGTTAGATGCCCAGCAAAAACTTGGTGAAGACGCAGACAAAAAGACGATTAAGAAATTAAAAGACCAAATCAAAGAAGAGAAAAATACAATCTTAACACAAAGAAGGGAACGTAACGCTATTGTCGCAGAAGATGCAGTTAAAAAAGACGAAGAACAACAAAAGGAACTTGACAAACAAAAACAACATAACGAAAAGATAGCTAAAGCGAATGCGGATGCAGCTAAAAAAGCAGCGGATGCGGCTAAGAAATTTGCTGAAGATAGGATAAACGCACAACGAACGATAGCAGACTTAGAAATATCATTAATTGCAAACGACAACGAACGCGAGATAGCTACGATAAATGAAAAGTACGTTCGACAAATGCAGGATTTACAAAAAAACGAAGCATTAACGGCAGCGGAAAAAACGCGTTTAGCTGAACTTTATAACCAACAATTACAAGTAGACCTAAAGAAACAAGAACAAACCGTTATAGACGCTGAAAAGGCTAAACAACAAAAGTTAAATGATTTAGTAAAAGCAAACCAAGAAGCAGCACAACAAGCAGAAGAAGATTACTACGAGCAATATAGACTTTTAGTAATGAATGAACAAAGTCGTGAAGTTGAAGGGGTTAATTCTAAATATTTTCAGTTAATAGCAAAAGCCGAACAATTTGGATTAGATACAAAAGTTCTAAAAGAACAACAAGAAAAAGAACTTGCGGACATCGCTAAAAAATATGCAGACAAACAAGCGAAGGATGCTTTAGATGCTGAAGTAAAAAAACGAACTGCCGCTTTAGACACGGCAAACGCTGCGTTGAAACTTGCTGAAGATTCTACAAAAGCAATTCAAGCAGTAGGTGATATTGCTTTCGGTGCTAAAATGGCGAAGGTTAAAAAGGGAAGTAAAGAAGAAGAAGAACTTGCTAAAAAACAATTCAAGTTTAACAAAGCTATGCAGTTATCGGGCGCAATTATTGACGCAGGAAAAGCAATCACGGCTTCTTTGGCTGCATCACCTTTAACAATCTTGGGTGTTCCAAGCCCAGGTGGAATTGCTGCACTTGTAGCAACGGCTGCAACATCAGCGGCTAACATCGCTAAAATAGCATCTACACAATTCACGTCTACGGGCGGTGGTGGTGGTGGAAACCAACCTTCGATTCCTGAAGCATCTTCAAGTTCGACAACGGGAACGGCTACACCTTCATTTAATTTGTTTGGTCAAGGGAACGATATGAATAATGTAGGTGGTTCACAAAGTCAACAAACCGAAATAACGGTGAATGCCGTAGTTAGTGAAACTGAACTAACAAAGACACAAAATAAAATAGCTAAAATAAATCAAAACGCGACACTATGATAAGTTATATAAGTTTAGTAAATAAGATAATTGACTTTTACGATAGCCATTTACAAGTTAAAAAAGTTGGTTCAGATTTTAGGGAGCAATTAGAAAACTTCGCTACAAAAGACGAGAAATATCCTTTAGTTTATATTTGTCCTGTAGATGCTATTCCGAGCGAAATGGGATTTACTACCGAAATAAGTTTAGAAATATATTGCTTTGATATTATACAAAAAGACCGAGCAAACATCAACGTAATTTTAAGCGACTGCCATTTAATTCTAAACGATCTCTATAATTGGTTTTTATATTCCAATGATTACGATTTTGATATCGTAGGAATTCCAACTATGACACCTTTAAATAATGACTTGTTAGATTATGCAGCGGGGTGGATGATGACATTAACGTGTTCAATAAATAATTACACGGATTGCCAAGTTCCTAAACAAAACGAAGATTAAAAATAATATAGTTGTATGCCTGATAAAGAATTTAAACTAAAGTATAAGATACGGAACAAAGCCGCCCAAACATTAAAGCGTGTAATCAAAGAAGATGCGCTAATCGACACGGGAACGCTTTACGAATCAATCCGTATTAATGCTAAATTCACTACGGAAGGTAATTTAAGAATCGAAATACTTGCTGCATATTACTTCGGGTTCTTAAATAACGGAACAATTACAATCGAACCTTATCATTTAGTTAGACAATTCAACAAGCGTTTAGAAAGCGAAGGGATAATCTCGGAAATGTATGCACAATACATCGAATGGCTATCGGGTAAATATCCGCTTGTTCAAGTTGCGGGAATGCTTCGTAAAAAGCAAAATGTAATCTATGACTTTAACCCATTATTCGGTGAATTTTGGGGTGCATTGGAATACTAAACGTTTAATTCTTTTTTCATTCCAAGAAAGTTAAACACGAGTATTAACGGAAGGTCGCAAACAGCGTGAAACTTAGTTAAGTCTTCGTTGCATAAATTCCATATTAAAGTTTCCCATCCCCATTTTTGTTGTTTCTTTTCTTCTTCAGCTGCTTTCAAATCTTCGGCATCCATATTAGAATCGATTTCGAAGTCATCTTCATATGTTTCGGTCATTAGGTTTTTATATTGGTCTATTATACCTTCACGAAATTTTATATATTCAGGAAGTAATCCAAAAACATCGGTTATTTTAAAATCTAAAAACCAATCTAATCGATCATTCGAATGATAGTTATAAGGTTCTAACGTTTCATCCCCCCATTCATTAACACGAACACGCCTGTAAAGTA